GTAGTTTACATCATCATCACTATTAATATCTTCACTCACAGGAACACAATTTGGAACTTGTCTACCTCCCTTATCTTTCATACCAACTTGCGTATACCCATCCCAGCATGCTTCACATAATCCGTTAGCTTCTCCTTCATTACAGGTTTTCCAACCACCACCTTTTGATTTGTAATTTTTTGCAGCCCACCCATTTGCATAAGCTGATGGATATACATCAAATTTCTTTTTTGCAGCTGCTTTAGATGCTGACCATTTAGCCGAATCAGTTGGGCAATTCTTTTCTAAAAATAAATTTAGTCTTTCTTCTATATTCATATTTTCATTTTTTGGTTTTGTAGAAACATTTATTGGTGCTTTGCCTTGTCCACTACTATCTTTACCACCTCTTCCTGCATCATTTTGAGCGGCTCTCTTTCTACGAGTTGCACTTTCTTTTTCTTTTTTACTCATTCCGGCTGCTTTTGCCGCAGGAACACATTTTGCATAACCTTTCTTTTCTCCCGAAGTACCACATGGTGGGTGTTTACCATCGACTTTTTTTCCGATGTTTACCCATTTTTCTTTAAACCATTTATTTAAGTCTTCGTTCATTTAGAATAGTTTCAATATATAAATATACAAAAATTAACCAATTAACCAATTTAAGTTTTCTTTTTCACCTCTACCCAAATCCATTTCATATGGGTTGTTTGCCATATATCCAGTAGATACCATGCCTTCATACTTATTTATATGTGATGCGTTTAACATACTTTTTGTTAAATCAATGCCCTCTTGTCTTAAACGAAGTGCAGTATTTCTTACCCACAACCCTATCCCTAATGCCATAATAAGGTCATCATTATACCCTTTCATTGCTTCAGCTTTACCGTTATTCCAAATAAATGTAAACATTTCATCTATCAACCTATTAGAACGAATTAGAATATCTTTATTGTTCATATATGTATCTATTGCAGAAATAATAAGAGGTCTTGTCTTTGTAGTTGTTGAAAATCCAGCCACCATTTGTCTTTCATCTCTGTAAAATTTATTACTCATCTGTCTTTCAACATCAATATACTTTAAATCATTACTCATATAAAATAAGTTTTGATAACCTCTATCTATGACCTGTTGAATACATGCCCAACCTACGTTTGAGTTTTCAATTACTAATAATGCAGTATTGTATTCCGTTGCTAATGCAGTTAAAAAGTTTCCAAAATCTTTGGTATCAATTTTACCCCTATATTCGGCAACTTGAGAACTATCTTCTATATCGAGAACCTGTGCAGTTGAATAATCTGCACCATCTCCTCTTGCAACATCGGCTACTACCATATATTGCCTATTGTAATTTGGATGTTCCCAAACCCAAAGGTTTCCATCAAATCCTCGTTTCTCAACCGGATCCATAACATATGTTTCTTTATACCAGGTTAATAACGCGGGTTGTATTACTGTATCTCCCGAACCAACAAAATCACAATCACATTCCTGACTAGAACCCTTAACTCCCAAAATACGGGTCTGTTCATCTCTCCATTGTTGGTTTCTTTCTGGGTGTACCGTCCAATGTAAGTTAATACAATTAAATCCGTTTATACCACCTTCGCCTGCTACCCAAGTTTTATGGAAGAAATTACCCACACCATTAGGAGTAGAAAGGATAATAGCAGAACCACCCGTTGATAGGGTTGATTGAGCTGATAACCAAATATCATCAATATCTCTAATGAATGCAGCTTCATCCACAACCAATAGTGATAAGGCTTCCGAACGACCTGCATCGGGTGAGGATGCGATTGCCTTCACCTGTGAACCGTTCTTTAATTTTAGTGATAATTTATTATCTTCAACTGATGATTGACCACCATCTCTTAGCCACACTGGCAGAAGGTCATGCATTACTCTCACCTTTTCAACTAAGTTCTTAGCAACCGTTACTTTAGTCGCAATAACTAACGCGTTATAATCCTGATTAAATATCATTTTCCAAAGAATAAATCCAGCAGAAAGTGTTGATAATCCTAATTGTCGAGATTTTAGAATAATATTAAAACGATTGTCTTTGAAATCAGTTAAACAATCCTCCTGAAACGGATAAAGGTGAAAGGGTATTTTTCCTCTCACCGGATGTTGTATAATACAGTATTTTTTCATAAAGTAAATGGGGTCACTACCACACTTACGATATTCTTCTGCTATAATTTGTTTAAGATTTTTTTGTGGTTGCCCCTGAACTACCATTATTTTAATAATCTAATTTTCCAATATACCCCAACACCAACATATGGACTAAATTTACCATCGCTTCCGTTTGTAGTTGTATTTAATACACCTCCACCGATTTGGTATAGTTTATCACTTTTGGTTTTTAGTACTAACCCAGTTCCAATTGCACTAACTAGATCCGTTTTATTAAAGTTACTATTCAATCCCCAATATAGTTGTGTTTTTGGCAATTCTTTAACAATTGTAGTTTCTTTTATTGTTCTTTGTTTAACACTGGCATTAAATGTTCTACCCAATATTTTATTCTGTGTAATAGTATCAACCACTGATACTGTTCCTAATGAATCCGGTAGAGTTAATACATCTTTATACACATTCTTTGCGTAATAATTTTGCAATAATGCTTGAGTATCTATCACCGTTGGAATTTGTACTTCCTTTATAGTTTCGTAAGGAATATCATCTCCCTTTCTTGTAACAATTTTAGTTTTAATTACATCTACCGTATCAATTACATGTTTGATTACTTCGTATTTTTTACCATCAACTTTTATAATTTTACCAGTTCCTTTTTTGTTTCCACCACATTGTTGGAAAACTACTATTGCAACTAAAAATACGATTGCAATGTTTTTTAAAGATATGTATTTTTTCATAATTTTATTTTTTAATAAGTTCTGGATGATTTAATTCAATTAACTTTTCTTCCAATGCTCCTTTTCTTTCCAATAATGCTTCTATCGCATCGTATGCACCATCAATATCATTTTTTAAGTTCTGCTTTACCTCATCAATATCAGTTTCCCATGTCCAATTTTGTAAAGAACCATCTTCATTTACTATTTGAAATTGTGATTTAACACCTTCCAATGCTTCCTCAAACCTCTGTTTTAACTCCCTTATATATGCGAGTTTGTTACGTGTTATTTTATAATCTTCATAATATGGATATGTACCATCTGCTTTTAAATTTGTTTCGTATTTAGCCAAACAGTTTATACACATTCCAGTTTTACGAATTAACTTTTTGTCGGCATTACTATATTTAATACTATCGCACTCTTCGCTAGTACAATTGCCCATTTGATCCAAATACTTTCTAACGGCATCCATTTTTGTTACTGATATAGTGTATCCATCTTTTTGTTCCCATTGATGTCCATCTTTATCTGTCCAAATATCACCTATCTCTCTAGTACTCTCTGCTTCGCCATTGTACCCATGCACTTTTTTATTATCATCATCTCTACCAAATACAGTATCGATTATTTTTTTACGAGTTGGATGAATATTTTTATTCGTTTGTTCAAAACTTGTTCTTTTTGCCATATTTGTATTTATTTATAACTTATTATATATATATATATAATTATCTTCCAAACTTAAAAATTCCTAAAATTTGATTTAATGGTGCGAATGTGCCAGTTAGTTTATATACATTGTCTTTATAAACAAATACCAATCCTTCATTTGGAACTAATTTATCAAACCCACCGATTGCATCTAGTCTGGCTAACTCTTTCTCTAATCGTTTAATTTGAGCTTCACTACCACCACTTCGAATATCCGATATAGATGCATCCAATGATGTTTTAATAGATTGTAATGCTTTATCAGGCTGCGCAGTTAATACTGAACTCATAAATGAAAGAACTTCTGCACCAACTCCTAAGAATATATCTTCAAATTTACGAATATTTCCTTTAATTATTTTATCCTTCGCTTCTTTATCCACGCCATCAGCCCATTTCTTAGCATCTTCATCGGTTAGAGATTTAATACCAAATGATTTATTATCAAATGCCCACCTTCTAGCTAATCCTTCTTTTTCCAATTGATTAAGGTTCTTTTTTGAATCATTTACAAATTTCATCCACCACGCGTAGTGATAATCTGCTATACCATTTTTATCTGAAAGATTAAATCTAGATTGTAGTGCGGATAGCATCCCATTAAATTTTCCTTTTTGAGAACTTAACTTCTCATCTTTTGGTAATTTTGTAATTGGAGGTCCCTGTATTGTATATTTGGATTGTACATTTGCATTGATTTTTTTAATCATAGATGCCAATTTACCTTCTGCCCCATCTACACTACCAATAGCATTACCCCCATCATCGTAATCCACTACATTGTGTAATACTAATAAAGATTGTCCGTAAGGTATTACATTTGCGTTTTCTGGATATATTACTTCTAAATTACAGAATGCAGAACCATCTTTGAATATACTTTGTCTTTCTTTTTCACTCAATCCACTAATTGCTGCAGATAAATCTTTCATTGCGAAATTATACGCATCACTTAATTCACCTCTTCCTGCAAATTTGGATGCCAATGCATTCATATCCAACGCGTTAGCTCCACTATTTGCTAAGTGTCCTTTGTTGCGAGCGGATATCAATCTACCATTCTTCCAACTAATTGCCAATGCCTGTCCATCGGTTTTTTCTTTAACTACTCCCAATTTACCATCTAAAGCGTTATTGATAATTTTTTTTAAATCACCAAAAGTAAGATTCATTGAAATATCAAACGGGTGATTCATATGTCCATATGCCCCGCCTTCTA